CAGATTTTGTCTCTAAAGCTTCTAAAAAGGGTAGCGGCATTAACTCTAGGGCAATAACTGCGCTTAATGCTGTTGGTGGAGCAACATTTAGTGATAATCCTAGAACAGGTAAAGAAGAAGAAAATTATTATGAGTATTTAAATATACCACAGTTTAATGTAGGAATGAACCCAAAGATAAAGGCACAAGCTAGACCAATAGTGGATTTTGATGACCTAGGCTCATTTGCGATGCTTGGAATGGTTAAGGGAATTAAAAGAGGATCTGGGTGGGCAAGAGTAGAGTTGGTTGACGAAAGTGGTTCCGTGGGCTTGTTCCATAATGAACAAACACAGATAGAGTCTGGCAAGATGTATTTTGTTTTAGTTGGAGACAATAGAATAGCAAGATATGTTAGGGTGGATGATATTAAGGAAGATTCTTCGGACATATTTGTTCAATACTTGTATTCTAATGGGTACGATATTGACGAAGACCAACAGTTTGTGGTAAGCTTTAGCCCGTATAAAACAAAGGCGGGTAAGACAATGGCTCACATAGTTATGTCAGATAAAGACAAAAACTTAACAAGAGCAATTGCTTTCTCTAGCATTTATCCAATAGCATTGGCTAAAATGCGAGAAGGAATGATATGTAAGCCAGTTCTAAAGAAATTAGATGATGGCACTTTAATGATAAAGGAAATAAAATGACACAGACACCAGAAGAAATTTTTCAAGCAATGAATGCTTCTAGAATTTTAGTTGCCATATTAACTAAGTTAGGTACGGTAGAAATTCCTACAGAATTGTTTATGGCATCAAATAATGAGGATAAGCAATTATCTGTAACCTATAATGATGAAACTCTAGCATTTGAATTTAAGTTGCGTGAAGATGGAGAACAAGGACAATATGAACTCGTTAATGACTGATTATGGTTTAGATGCATTGTCAGCAGTTCTTCATGAAACTGCAATAGAAAAAGGGTTTTGGGATGGAGAGTACTCACATGATAAAATTGGCAACAAACTTGCGCTTGTACATTCTGAAGTTACTGAAGTTTTGGAGGCTATCCGTAAGGATCAGGGGTCTGAAAAAATTGTAGAGGAAATAGCAGATATAATTATTAGAATATTAGATTTGTATGCTGCTATGAGAAATGAAGAGCATATAGTTCACAGCTTAGATGAATCTTTACAGAATAAAATGAATAAAAATAATTTACGTCCAAGACTTCACGGAAATTTATTTTAATGCTATACTTATATAAAGAAAGAGAATAATGACAATACAAATAGATGATATATTAGCAAAGTTAGATCCAAAAACTAGAAATAGGGTTCAGTCTGCGGTAGAGGTAACTGTTGAAAAGCAACCTACCCCAAGCATAGGACTCAATCTTGCCCTTAGAGGTGGACTTGGTTTTGGCAGACAGGTTTTGGTTTGGGGAAATAAGTCTGCTGGTAAGTCGTCATTTTGTCTGCAGATGATTGCAGAAGCACAGAAGTCTGGAAAGACTTGTGCCTGGATTGATGCAGAGCATTCATATGATAAGTCGTGGGCAGAAAAGCTAGGCGTTAATTCAGAAGAATTAATATATTCATCAGCTAAAACGGTAAACGACATGGTAGATGTTGCTACACAGTTAATGGAAGCAGAAGTGGACATTATTGTTGTAGACTCAATATCTGCATTGTTGCCAGCCATATATTTTGAAAAAGATTCATCAGAATTAAAAAAGCTTGAAGACACTAAGCAAATTGGAGCAGAAGCAAAGGATATGACTCATGCAGTCAAAATGTTAAATTATGCAAACAAAAACACACTACTTGTTCTTATCTCACAACAAAGAAATCAATTTGGATCTATGCATGCTTCCCACATCCCAACAGGTGGTATGGCAGTTAAGTTCTTCTCTTCAACAGTCATCAAGCTCTGGTCTTCCGAAGCTGAAGCAAATGCTATTAAATCTGGTATTAAGGTTGGCGACAAGATTATTGAACAAAGAGTCGGGCGCCCAGTTAATTGGATTATTGATTACAACAAGCTTGGGCCGCCAAACTTATCAGGACAATACGATTTTTATTTCCAAGGAGAATCTTTAGGTGTTGATTCTGTTGGTGAAACTTTAGATGTAGCGGAAATGTGCGGTGTAGTAGAAAAAGGTGGCGCTTGGTACACCGTTAACGGAGAACGTTTTCAGGGACGTGCTAAGGCCGTTCAGTATTTAAAAGAGAATCCAGATGTCGTTGAGGTTTTAAGAAGAGAGATCAATGCCAAACATTAACGAGTTTATTGGCCCTAAGCCCACACAAGATGATCTGCTTAATTTAGAAAAAATAATTGGAAGCAAACCATGTGGCAAATGCGATCTTAATGTTCAAGAATATTTCTGGGATCCATCAGAGTATATTATGAAATGGACTTGCGATTCTGGGCATCTAACTACAGTCAGGGTGAACTCTTGACAGAACGTGGTGAAGCAAAAAGAGATGGAGCTAAACAGCAAAAAAATTCTGGTCGTGGGCAGTATCAAAAAGGTGATGCTCAATGGAACCAGTTTGTAGTAGATTATAAAGAGTCATCATCTTCATTTAATTTAAATAAAGATGTTTGGTCTAAAATCTGTACAGATACTTTTAAGGTTAATAGGAATATGTTTCCAGCCTTAAAGTTAATTATAGGCGAAGAGAGTAAAATTAGACTTGCCGTAATTGAATGGGCACTACTAGAAGAGCTAGTAGAGTCCTGGGAAAACAAGGAGAATAAGAATGGCTAATCCAACTATTACATTGGTCGGAAGGCTTGGTCAAGACCCAGCCCCAATTGGGGAAAATGGTCTTAGACTGCGTTTGGTAACAAATGACCGTAAGAAAAATGAAGAAACTGGCAAGTATGAAGACTCTGCTACATCTTGGTGGACTATTAAAGTGTGGGGAGAACTTGCTAAGCAAACCAGAAATTCAATTAAGAAAGGTCAAGAACTAACAATTGTAGGCACTATTTACGAAGAAAGCTGGTTAGACAAGTCTGGAACTAATAGAACTTCATACGAAGTCAATGCACGAAGTATCGGAGTTACGACATACAGTATTTCAAAAGAAGCTGCTAAAGACAGATTCTTTGATGAAGTAGAAGCTCCATTCTAATGAAAGAAATTTTTCTTACAACATTAGTTGGCGCAGTAGTTGGAGGAATATTCAGTGCATTTAAGCTTCCAATTCCAGCACCACCAGTATTTGCTGGACTTATGGGTATTGTTGGTCTTTGGATCGGGTATGCCCTTGTGACTAAGATTGTAGTAGGCTGACATGAGCGAGTTGAATACACTAGAGCTAATTAGTAAAATAACTGAGTTTAATGACATTCATGACTACATGAAAGATGAACAGCTGGATAAAGCATTAGCGATTGTTGTAAAGTTGTTAATGAATCCAGATGTGCCTGCATCAAAAGCTCCTATGCTTATAATTGAACTGCAGGCTATGTCTACTAAGTTTTCTATGATGGCTTCAGTGTATTCAACTATTGCTAAGGATAAGGCGGGAACAATGAATAATAATAAAAAGAACATTTATTATTCAGCAAAAGAATCTATAGACAAACTAGTAGATGCTCTCAAATATGTGGTTAGGTATAATGGGTAAAGAGATAGTAGCAAATTTAAAGTTTAAAAAGGTTACGGGCAACTTTGACCCATCTGCTTTTGCAAAAATGCTTGATGATGCATATCTTGCTACAAAGCGACCAGATCAAAAACAGACTAAAACAAGTTTTAGTCCAAGTTCTTTAGGTTACGGAAGCGGAAACTGTCCAAGATATTGGTATTTAGCATTTAGCGGAGCTATGTTTATAGATAATAATAACTCTCAAGCAATAGCTAATATGTCTCAAGGAACTCAAGCTCACGAACGAATACAAGGAATTATAAAGAAGATGGGAGTGATGAAGCATGAAGAGTATGAGATTATTAATGAGTATCCTCCAGTTCGTGGCTTTATAGATTTAGTTTTAGATTGGAACGATGAAGAGGTAATTGGAGAAATAAAGACTGCAAAGCAAGAAAATTGGGATAGTCATCAGGCAAAAATGGCACCTTCATCAAACCATCTTCTTCAAATTCTTACATACATGAAACTTAAAGATGCCAAAGAGGGTTTCTTTCTTTATGAAAATAAAAATACTCAGGAAGTTCTAATCATTCCAGTTCAAATGAATGATAAAAATAAAAAAATTATAGAAGAGTTATTTGAGTGGATGTGTATTGTTTATGATAATTTTAGGTCTGGAGAATTGCCTACACGTCCATTTATTAAATCAAGTTCTGCCTGCAAGAACTGTAAAGTTAAAAAGGAATGTTGGTCAGGAGATAATGGAATTATTGATATACCAGCATATGAGCCACCTAAATTATGATATGTTCAAATAAAGACTGTGCAAAAGAGTTTGACTCTAAAACTCATAATCAAAAATATTGTTGCGATGAATGCTGTAGAGTTGCAACAAATAAAAAAATTATGGAAAAATATTATGAGAAAAAAGCTATTCGATCTGGAATAAAAAGAGAGTGCAAAGATTGTGGCTCTAGATTAAGTAGATATAATCAGTCAAAAACATGTTCTAAGTGTGAAAAAAATTCTGCTATAAAAAACAGATCTACCCTACTTAGGATGATAGATGACATTAGCTAGTTTAGTAAAAACAAAAGCAAATAGGGTTTTAGGCATAGATGCTTCTACAAATTCAATAGCATTCTGCCTCCTTGAAAATAATGTTCCAATTAAATGGGGGAAAATTAATTTAACTGGAAATGATATATACGAAAAAATTTATGATGCTAAATGCAAAGTGTTTGCAATGATAGGTGAATTAAAATCAGACTATATTGCTATTGAAGGAGCTATACTTGTCAAGTCAGCGGATGCCGTGATAAAATTATCTTATGTATACGGTGTCGTCATTGCTGAGCTTATGTCTAGTGGGGCTAGTGTTATCACTATATCTCCTTCATCTTGGCAGGCTCATATTGGAAATAAAAACCCAACAAAGTTTGAGAAAGACAGACTTAGGTTGGAAAATCCTGGATACGCTGACTCTTGGTATAAGGCAAAGATGCGTGAAGTCAGAAAGCAGCGTACAGTAGATTATTTTAACAAAAAATATAAATTAGAATTAAATGATTTTGATGTAGCAGATTCATTTGGAATTGCTTATTATGCGAATGAGGTTTTAACAAAAAGATGATTATACAAATTATTGGGCTTCCAGGTTCTGGCAAAACAGAATTGGCAAAAGCATTAAAGGAAAGAATTAATGCAATACACCTTAATGCTGATGAGGTTCGTGCTACCGTAAATTCTGATTTAGGGTTTACTCATGAAGATAGAATTGAGCAGGCTCGTCGCATGGGAGAGATGGCAAGACTGATTGCTAAGCAAGGCGTTGCACCAGTCATTGTTGACTTTATATGCCCTACAGAATTAACTCGTGCAGCATTTGGTAAGCCAGATATACTTATTTGGATGGATACAATTCAAGAGGGAAGGTTTGAAGACACTAATAAGATGTGGGAGTCTCCAAGCGGAACATACTTATCATTTATTGATCATCAGATGAATCCAGAAGAAAAAGCATCTTCCGTTATCAAAACATTTAAACTTCATGACTGGTCTGCTCCGACAACTCTTATGCTTGGTAGATATCAGCCTTGGCATGAAGGGCACCATGCTTTGTATAAAGAAGCTGGAAAAAGAACTGAGCAGGTACTGCTTGGAGTTAGAAATACCTACAACACAAGTGAAAAAGATCCACTTAAATTTAATCAAGTAAAAGAATATATTGCGAAAGATGAATTTATGGATGGAGCAATGGTTTTAAGGCTACCAAACATAACAAATATTGTATATGGTCGTGACGTTGGCTATAAGATTGAACAGGTAGAACTTCCATCTGATATTCAAGCTATTTCAGCAACACAGAAAAGAAAAGAAATGGGATTATGAAAAAAATCAAATATATATTGGCTATAGTTAAAGATAGGTGGCTAAAGCCATATGATGATATCATATTAAGGTTCAATACAAAAGCAGAAAATGGAGACCCTTTAGTATGGAGAATATTTGTCAACGGCAACCAAAGTCTTGCAAGTGATTTTGAAATACATGGCTATGTATATGCAGTTTCTTCAGAATACGAAGGTGACACAAAGTATAATGTTGGATGCAAGGGAAGGATTCGGTGGGAAGGTACAAAAGCGGTAATTATAACTGCTAAAAAAGAACCGAATACTATGCTATGAAATTATACAAAAGTAAAGATTGGCTATATAGAAGATATGTAGTTCAAAGAAAGACTATGGAAGAAATTGCAAAAGAGTGTGGCGTAACTGTTATGACCATTCATAGATCATTGAAAGAGCACGGTATAATTAAATGAGTTTAGATCCAGTGTTTCCAGATTCAAAAACCTTTAAATGCGATGACCTTTATTTGCTTACCGTTGGCACAGAAGCTGGTAAAGAAATTCTTGAAACCTGCCATGAAATCGCACACATGCTAGTTAAAAAGAATATAGCCTACGGGAATTCAGCCCTAGATCCTGTGCGTATATTTTCAAAGGCGGGACCAAGAGAGCAGCTTCATGTCCGTATTGATGACAAATTAAATAGATTAATGAAGGGCACAGAATACCCTGGAGATAATGATATTGATGATTTAATTGGTTATTTAGTATTATTAAAAATAGCTAAATCCTGGTCTGAATGATTTTAGTCAACTAAGATGGTATAATAATTACATATGGATATTGAATTAGCAGATCATTTTGATCGTATGAATAAGGTAGTGGAAGAATTACTTAAGGGTAATAATCCTACCCAGATTGCCACCCTGACTGGTTTTAAGAGAGCAGATGTCATTGGGTATATAGATGAGTGGAAAGAGGTCGTTAAAAACGATTCTGGGGCTCGTGAAAGGGCAAAGCAGGCCATATCTGGAGCTGACCAACACTACGCCATGCTCATAAAAGAAGCTTGGAAGACCGTAGAGGATGCTGATCAAGCGGGTCAACTTAATGTAAAAGCTACATCTTTAAAGCTTATAGCTGATATAGAAGGTAAAAGAATCGGCATGCTTCAAGAAGTGGGGCTTCTAGACAATGCTGAATTGGCAACACAGTTAGCAGAAACTGAGCGGAAGCAAGAGATACTTGTAAAAATATTAAAAGAAGTGACAGCAACATGCCCTAAATGTAAGTTAGAGGTTGCAAAACGTTTGTCTCAAATAACTGGAATAGTTGAGCCAGTTGTTATACATGAGGAAAATGCAAATGTATTGTGAGCATGTTTATAAAAATATAAATAAAGATTTATGCCCCAAGTGTGGTAAAGATACACATGAAACTGATTGGGCATATCAAGCTAAATTGCATAAACAATGGCATGAAGACGGCAAGGCTAATTACGAGGGCTGGTGGTCTATTTAATGGAATTAAATTTTAATGACCTCATTGACATACTGGACGGAGAAGAGTTTGATGAAAGACCAGTAGACCTAAGAACGTTTGTTACAGGAAAAGATTATCTTGGACTTCCTCCTCTTTCTGAGTACCAATATACGCTTATTGAAAAAAGCTCACAGATTTACAAACAATCAACTCTCGTCAAATTATTTGGAGAAAGAGAAGGCGAAGATCGATACAAGCAAACCTGCAACGAAGTAGTAGCTCAATTAGGTAAAGGAAGCGGCAAAGATTACTGTTCAACAATATCAGTAGCCTATATAGTATATTTACTATTATGCTTAAAAGATCCAGCTTCATATTATGGAAAGCCACCTGGAGACTCAATAGACATTATTAATATTGCTATTAACGCACAGCAGGCCAACAATGTTTTTTTTAAAGGAT